CCAATTAAGCTGCTTGTGCCGATTTTGCGTGTTCGATTTCTTCCCATCCATCTGACAACATAAAAGATATGTAATCGCTAAAGCCGCACCTGTAAGCAATTGGGTCAACTTCTTTCAAAGCCCTTGATGTTGAGTAAGCAAAACCGGCTATCATTAAATCCGGATAGCATTCATCCAGCATTTCTTCGTAAAGGTCTTCAATGTCTGACCGAGTTAGAAACACGTCGCCATCTTCGTTTACAAGCTCGTAGAAGCTCAACGGAAGGCTTAAGTTTGCGTCTTTAATCATTTGTTCAGTGATAATCATTTTTAGTCTCTCTCTGTGTGTGTTCAACTTGAAACCATTATATCAACATCACTAAAGATTACAATAGTGAAATCAATAATAATTTACTCTATATATACAAAAACACACAATTATAAATAGTCGCGCAACTAATCAATAGTTGACTTTCCAAACACTCAAAAATGAAAGATTTCTTTTCAATTTGATCAAAAAAACGCGTTTAGTTGTGAAACTATTGACCCCTTCAAGCAAATTTCATATAAAAATGTGACAAAGGCGCATATACACGCTAATATTTAGTTATCGAGTTAAAAGTGAGTTGTTATGCTAAAACTGTGCCCTGCGTGCCTCGGTTCTAAGCAAATTTTGGGTCTTGGTTGTATAACTAAAGATTGTCCGGAATGCTTAGGGTTAGGCAAAGTAGAAAATAATGAAGAATTTGAAAATGAGCTGTTGAAACTAAAGGGAGAGAAAAATGAAGGAGCAAAAAAAGAAAAAAACGAAGGCGACAACGACAGCAGAAAGAGAAGCAAGAAAGAACAGTCCAAAAAAAGCTCGAACAGAAAACCAAAAAAAATTACATGATGAAAGACTCAAAGCTTACAACGGGGTTAAAAAAGAATTTCAAGAGCACATGAACGAAGTGGCAAAAGAAAGTAAAAAGAAATATTTAAGGCCAAGGGTTCCGTATGACAAAGAGCTGGCGGAAGAAATTTGCTACTTGATTGGAAACACAACAGATAGTTTAGATAAGATTTTAAACTCAGATGATAGATTCCCGAGCTACGTTACTATATACGAATGGATCGATGAATTGCCTGTATTTTCTAAGATGTACAGCATTGCAAAGCAAAGACAAGCGCATAATCACGTTGACAAGTTGATGAAAGTTGCCGAAGATGATTCGAAAGATTTATTATTCACTGTTGAGGGTGAAAAAGCAAATACTGCTGCAATCGCTAGAGCGAAATTAAGAATCGATACTGCAAAATGGATCGTCGGCAAAGTGCTTCCAAAAGTTTACGGCGATAAACTTTTCAACGAAACGCAAATCACAGTTGTTAAACACGAAGACTTTTTAAGCGCGTTAGAATGACAGAAGCAGCGCCGTTACAAGAGATTACAGAACGCGAATTAAACATTCGTCGTCGTCTTAAAAATGACTTCGAACACTACGCGCTTAAGTGTCTCAGAATCAGAAATAAGGGCGGACAGGTTCGACCATTTGTTTTAAACGATGCGCAAAGATACGTCCATAATCTTTTAGAAGAACAGAAAGCGCGAACAGGTAAAGTAAGAGCGCTGATATTAAAAGGCCGTCAGATGGGCGTCTCAACGCTTATCAACGGGCGATACTTTCACATCACTACGCACTCAAGAGGTGTACAAACTTTTATTCTCACGCATTCTAGAGAAGCGACAGAGAACCTGTTCAAAATGGTAAAGCGCTATTATGAACACTGCCCACAATTAATAAGACCTGAGGTAGACACATCTAACGCTAAAGAATTATTTTTTGGATTGCTAGACAGCGGTTACAAAGTGGGGACGGCAAGAAACAAAACGGTAGGCCGCTCAAACACGATTCAATTATTGCACGGCTCAGAAGTCGCATTTTGGGAAAACGCAGACGAACACGCAAAGGGTGTGTTTCAAACTGTGCCAGATGCAGACGGAACAGAAATCATTTTAGAGTCAACGGCAAACGGCGTCGGTAACTTTTTCCATCAGCAATGGCAAAAAGCAGAAGCGGGACAGTCTGACTACATAGCGATATTTATTCCCTGGTTCTGGCAAGTCGAATATACGAAAGCACCGGAGGAAGGTTTTCAACGTACAACACAAGAAGACGCACTAGCAGCACAATATAATTTAACAGACGGCCAACTTGCCTGGAGACGTTTAAAAATAGATGCGTTATCAAGTAACGGGGCAGACGGAGAAAAAAGCTTTAGGCAAGAATACCCTTGTTGCGCATCTGAAGCGTTTATTCTTACCGGTGAAGACGCTTACATAGAGAGCAGCATTATAAGCAAAGCACGCGCTGGCAAGTGTGAAAAATATGGCCCTCTAATTATCGGAGTAGACCCAGCGCGATTCGGGGACGATAGAACATCAATCATAAGACGGCAAGGGAGAGTTGCTTATGGGTTGGAGAGTTACACTAAAAAAGACACGATGGAAGTTAGCGGGATTGTGGCTAAAATTATTGAGAGAGAGCAACCGGCTAAGGTTTTTGTTGATGTCGGTGGCCTTGGCGCTGGCGTTGTCGATAGGCTTAACGAACTTGGCTATCGAAATATTATCTCACCAATAAACGCGGGTTCTTCTCCTCTTGACGGCGCTAAGTATAAAAACAAACGCGCTGAAATGTGGGGCGAGCTAAAAAACTGGCTGCTTGATGAGCCTTGCCAAATTCCTAATAGCGATTCATTGCATGCGGACATTATCGGCGTTAAATACAAGTTTGATTCAAACTCCCGATTGCAAATGGAATCTAAAGAAGACATGAAAAAACGAGGCATAAGGTCGAGCGATGAAGCCGACGCCTTGTGTTTAACGTTCGCCGTTCCGCCCTCAGCTTATGAAATTAACAAATCAACATCATCTATAACGAAGCAGCTAGCTAGCAATATGCGTAGTCAGATAGCCGCAATAAAGGGAAACTACTATGAGTAAAATCGCTAAGACGTATCGAGACGAACTCCCCGAGCTTAAAAAGCTAGTTGAACAATCTTGCGAGTATTTTAAAAAGAACAATGAACGCTTTCATGAGTTTATGAAGTTTGTATTTGACACTGCATTAAACTCTAACGACCTTTCTAAACTGCAATCACTTAATAAACCGCCGTTAGAATTCAACGTGCTAGAGGCATACATAAGCCGATTGCGCGGTGAGTTTGCAGACCATGAGCCGCAATTATCTGTAAGGGCTGCCGACGGCGTTCCCCTATCCTCTTTGACCGATGACTTTATAAAAACAATTGACGTGATAGAAGCGCATTTAAGGGAAATCTTTTTAAACACAGCAAACGACAGTCTCGGCTGGAATGTTTACACCGATTTACTGGCTGGCGGCTTCTCTGTTGTTAAATGCGGCACAGAATATATAAACGACATGTCGTTTGAGCAGAATATCAAAGTCGAGCGCGTGTTTGATCCCACTTTAACTTTCTTCGACCCGATGGCGAGAGATTCACACAAAGGCGATGGCGCATATTGTGGCGAACTTGTGCCTATGTCAAAAGAGGACTTCGTTAAAAACTTCGGCGAAGATGCAGCAAAGAATTTAACATTCACAAGAACGCAAGACGGCTTTAGCTGGTCTTATAGCAATGTAAAGTGCGACATTGCTCTTGTCGCCTACCTTTATAAAAAGGTAATCAAAAAAGAAAAGATAGCTAAACTGTCAACGGGTCGAGTGATTCGCTCAAAGCATTACGAGCAACTAAAAGAAATCTGGGAAACTCAACAAGAGATTACGCAAATCCCCCAAATCATCGAAGAGCGCTTTAGCAACATAGAATGTATTTACCGATATACTTTCTGCGAAAATGAATTGCTCGCGGTAGATGAGACGGACTATAAATATTTACCATTGGTCTTTATTGATGGCAACTCAGTTATTATAAAAGATGTCACCGACAGCTCATCGGTTCAGATGACACGCCCATATGTTTATCACGCTAAAGGCATTCAAAAGCTAAAGAACTTCAGCGGCCAGACCGTCGCTAATGAAATTGAAACTATGGTGCAGCATAAATTTAAAGTTGCACTAGAAGCGATTCCAGAGGACTACATAGAAGCGTATAAGAACCCACAACAAGCGCAAACATTAGCCTATAATGCGTTTCTAGACGGTAATATAAACGTACCGTTGCCCCCTCCTATGGAGATACAAAGAACGCCCACCCCTCCCATTGTTCAAGAAACTTTCCTAGGTTCTGACAGAGTAACGCAATCAATTTTGGGCTCATACGATGCTGAAATGGGTATCACTAACGGCAATACTTCAGGCGTTGCAATTCAAAACGGGGCTTTGCATTCAAACGCAGCGGCTACACCTTACACAATGGGCTATATCAAGGGGTTAAACCGAATTGCAGTGATTATGGTTGACTTGATGCCGAAATACTACCGAACTCCTCGCAGTTTGCCGATTCGAAAAACAAACGGCATGCGCTCATATCAAGTGATTAACAGCGCAAAAGACCCGCAATCTATTATGATGAACTTTGACCCTAACTCTTTGCAAATCAAAATAGAAGCCGGTGTTAATAGCGCTTTGCAAAAACAAGTCGCGCTCGACCAGATTATTAGAATGATGCAAGCAAGTGAGATGTTTGCTCAGTTCATGAATACAGATGGCCTGGAAATACTCGTTGATAACTTAGATATTCGCGGAATCGAAAACCTAAAGCTTAAGGCTGAAGAGTTCACAGCGAAACAAAAAGAAGCGCAAGAAGCGAATCAAGGGCAGCCTGACCCGATGCAACAAATCATGCAAATGGAAGCTGAGGCAGAGCAAGCGCGTATAGACCAAAAGCAAACCGAAGCAGTTATGAAGCACTCTGTTGACGTTGCTAAGCTTACGATTGACCAGCAAAAAGCAGATATAGACGCGATGAAAGCGGTTTCAGAAATGCAAAATAAGGAGCATAACCAATTTATGGGTCAAGTTAAGTTTGATTCTCAAGTAAGCAAAGAGGCAATCGATTTAGCTTTACAAGCTAGCCAGCATGCTCATGATATGGAAATGGCGAAAGCTCAACAAAATCAAGGCATGGAACCAGGT